AGCTACAGAGGCCAACGAGGAATGGAACGAGTCTGTGGCGGCTGCTGAGACCGCAGAGGACTTTTTCAATCTTGCCTTGCAGGAATGTTCCACAGAAGCGGAACGGGCCAATCTGGTCATGCAGGCCATGGCAGACCAGGGTCTGGGAGCTATGGCAGAAAAATGGAAAGAAAACAACGCCGCCATGGTGGAGTCCAACGAGGCAAATGCCCAGATGCAGGATCAACTGGCACAGCTGGGCGAAAAACTGGAGCCGTTGCAAACAAAACTGACGGAGCTGATTGTGCAGGCGTTGGAATGGTTCAACAGCTTGGACGAAGGCACACAGAACTTCATCATTGGTACGGTCCTGCTGGTGGCAGCAATTGCGCCGGTTAGTGCCGCATTCAGCACAATTTCCGGGGGAATAGGCAACGTCATGCAGATGCTTCCAAAGCTTCAAAATATGTTTACAACTGTTTTCAGCTTTATTGCTGCTAATCCGGTAGTTTTGCTGATTGGCGCCATTGTGGGCCTTGTCGCCATTGTGGCGGCCAAAGGAGACGAAATCCAGGGAGTTCTGCAACGGGTGGATAACTTCCTTCAGGGCGTATTTGCAACTGACTGGACAAATATCTTCGGACCGGTGCTGGGCAATGTTCTGAATGGTTTCTTCGAAAATCTGCAAAATGTCTGGAATGCAGTTTTACAGATCCTAAATGGTGTTATCGACTTCGTCCGTGGCGTTTTCACAGGCAATTGGGAAAGGGCATGGTCTGGAATCGTCCAGATTTTCGACGGTATCTTCTCCGGAATCTATGCCCTGGCTGTTGCGCCCATTAACGGTATCATCAGTCTGGTGAATGCCGCCATTGACAGTATCAACTGGCTGATTGCGGGAATCAACAAAATTCCGGGCGTGAACATTGGTTCTATCGGGACCATTCCAATGCTTGCAGACGGCGGTACCGTCTGGTCCGGCTCGGCCATCGTCGGTGAAGCCGGCCCAGAGCTGCTGACCGTCACCGGCGGCAAAGCAGTGGTGCAGCCACTGACCGCAAATACCGGAAAAATCGAGGGCCTGCTGGGTGACATCAGCAGCCAGCTTGGCGGTGGCGGCTATGACATTCCTATAGTGGTGCAAGTTATGCTCAACGAAGATGTGGTTGGAGAGACCGCAGTGACGTACATAAGGAGGCAGGACAGGGCCTATGGCAAATAAATATCCCCTCATAATCGGCGGTGTGGACGTTACCGATATGGTGGAAATTGACAGCTATGAGACCACCCTGATCCCCGTTGTGGGAGGTTCCGTCACCACCATGGACGGAATCACCCACGAATCAATCATCCGGGAGAAAGGACATGTAAAGTTCGCGGTAAACCCGCTGACCGATACCCAGACCCAGAAGCTGAATGCCGCCCTGAAAAACGGCATCACAGAAGTCCAGTATCACTGCACAATGCGAAACGCTACCTTTCTTGCAACCATGAGAGCGGACAAGCCCACAGCCCGGCACCTAGGCCGGGTAAAATACGGCGGTGCCAGGTGGCACGAGCTGTCTGAGATCACCCTGACGGAGCTGTAGCCTATGCAGAAAACATCAGATTTATACCAGGAACTGCTGGCCGGAGACCATCAGGAAGAAACCCGTCTTTCCATCGGTGAAACCGGTGTCCTGATCACCAAAGATGGCGATGATATCACATTCGGAGGATTTTCCATTCTGGTAGGTGCCACAGGTGCAGACGGAGGTTTTGATGAATCCGTATTGGTGACCATGGAGACAGGCAGCAACATATTTGGTGGAGACGCTCCGCAAGTGGGCACCTGCGTCAGTGCACAAATCGATGTGGAAATGCTGAAACCAATCGGAGAACTGCCGCCCATGGCGCGCATGGTTCCCTATACGAGACTGACGGACGGCGTTCGGCACTCTGAATGGATTCAGAAGGGCGTTTTCTATATCGACACCAGAAAAGAAAAGGAATACGGCCCGGATCTGAAGACAGTGATTCTTCGAGGCTACGACGACATGCTGAAAGCCGAGCAGGACTATCCATCATCAACGCTTTCCTGGCCTGCCCGTGACATCGACGTTGTCCGGGAAATCGCGGCGTTTCTGGATATTTCCATCGATGCACGGACGATCCCCATCATGAACCGGGGGTACAGAATCCAGTATCCAGCAGGGTATTCCTGCCGGGATACGTTAGGCTATATCGCATCTATGTACGCCGGGTCTTTCGTCATGTCGGATATTGGGGAGCTGCGGCTGATCACCATTTACGGAATTCCGAAAGAGACACGCTATCTGGTGGAATCCGGCGGCTTTGCAATAACTTTCGGAGGTGACCGCATCCTTGTCTAATCGTACATACTTAGGCCGCAGCATGCAGCGGTTCACTTCCGCGCCTCAGTTTGATGGCTATTCCAAAGTGGATCCCATCATCAACGACGAGATCGAGTATACCGCCGGCAACGACACCGGCCGTACACTCCGGATCACAAACCCCTGGGGCACGCCTCAGATGGCCCAGGACATCCTAAACAAAGTCCGGGGTTTCCAGTATCAGCCCTATACCGCAGAAGGCGCCCTTCTGGACCCTTCCGTGGAGCTGGGCGACGGCGTGACGGCCAACAACGTATACGGCGGTATCTATACTCAAAAAATCCGGTTCGGCCCTCTGCTGACGGCTACGGTCGCGGCACCGGAAGACGAGGAACTGAACCACGAGTACCCGTATAAATCCAAGCCAAACAAAGAAATCACCCGGGAAGCGAAAATGCTTCGGGCATCTCTTGCCATTGAAGCTGGCAGAATCACAGCGGAAATCGAAGCCCGTGTGGATGATGTGGCGGATTTGAACAGCAAGTTGACGGTACAGGCGAATCTGATTGCCACGGAGGTATCGGAACGAAAGGCGGATTCCTCCGAGCTGCGCAGCTCCATCAAACAGGAAAGTAACCGGATCACGGCGGAGATCAATATTCGCTCCAAAGAAACGGCAAGTATCCGAACCACGCTGGATCTTCAGGCAGGGCAGATTTCTGCCAAGGTCAGCAAGACCGGCGGCAGCGCCTCCAGCTTCGGCTGGGATCTGACAGACACCAGCTGGACCATCAAGGCCAACAGCCGGGAAATCCTGAAGGCCACGGTCAACGGCCTGGAAGTATACGGAAAGGTCACGGCAACATCCGGCAAAATCGGCGGCTTTGATATCCAGTCGAGCTATCTTTCCTACAATAACCAATCCTGGGGCGGTACAAACAGGACCGGTATCTACATCGGAATCAATGGAATCCAATGTGGCCCAGAGGATACTGGCGTGCAAATCACAAATTACGGCTATCTGTATGCAGAGCACGGAGAATTCCGTGGAACAGTTAGAGCTGGAAATATCGACTACGGTGGAAACGCTGGGTATCTATCTGGTGAGGGAATCAATACGGGATCAATCTACGGAAACCGTCTGGTGGGCGGCACGGTAAGCACGGCTTATACCAGCAGCGGCATAAATGCGTCCCTTGGACGAGGAGATGCTGCCTATAACGTGGTCACTGGCGTTACAACTGCTGCAAAACTTTTCGCAAATGAAATTCAGTCGAATGGAAAATTGAGTGGTAACACGCTGTTTGTTGGCGGGTATAGCGTAACAACAAAAAGTGTAAGTTTTAAAGACAAAGACGGAAACACGGTAAATATCAACTATTGGGGGTGGGCATAATGGAACAACTGAAAACAGCAACCGGGAAAACCTTTGACTGCAGCTATTTTAACCCTTTCCCGCCTATGGGACAGGTAAACATCAGCATCCATAACGAATCCTTTGCCACGCTGGCAGCGGTGTTCAGCAATCCTGCTGAGACGGTGCAGCTCTGGTATGAGGGTCAGTATCTGGCACATCACACAAAGCTGATGGCCATTGTAAACGACGGCGATGCGATCCGCGTCGTTCTGGGAAAGGAGTAAAACATGGAAATGAATGTAAGACTGCGGCTGGTGCTGAGCACGCTGGAGGGCGTGACCGTTTCCGGCCGGGATAATCTGGAGCGTGTCCTGGGCAGCATTCAGGAGATTGAGAGAATCGTAAGCGTTTTGGAAAACCCTGCCCCGGAGCAGAAGGAGGAAACGGATGGCTGATAAGGCGATAACTGAACTGGTAGAAGCGTCGCAGGTAACGGCGGGAGACCTGTTCGTTTTACAGCAGGACAACACTGCTAAAAAGCTGTCCGGCCAGACCCTGATTAACTATCTGCTGAGAATGATCGACGGCCACGGCGGCATTACCAGCTACGAGAAGGCGTCCACTTCTGGCCTGAAGGATACCTACCGCTTTACCCTGGCGGACGAATCTGTGTGGGATATTGTGGTAACCAATGGCCGGGCAATTACTTCCGTGAAGCAGACAGCGGCGAACGGCCTGACCCGTACCTATACCATCGCTTTCAATGACAATTCCAGCGAGACATTCCAGGTCAAGGACGGCAGGGCGATTTCTTCCATCGAGCAGACTGGCACAAGCGGTCTGACCCGAACCTATACCATCTCTTTTAATGATGGCAGCAGCGAGACATTCACTGTCACAGACGGTCGCAGCATCACAGGCTTCTCCAAAACCGGAACCTCCGGTCTGGTGGACACCTATACCCTTACTTACAACGATGGCACCAAAGGAACTCTGACCGTCACCAACGGCGCAAAGGGCGATAAGGGCGACAATGCCTATATCTGGATCAAGTATGCATCCAAGGAGCCCACAGCATCTTCCAACTCCTTTGGTGATCTTCCGGATGACTGGATCGGCATCTACAGTGGCACCCTGTCCGGTCCTCCCGTAGACTGGGAGATGTACACTTGGTTCAAGATCAAGGGAGATCAGGGCGGCAAGGGTGATCCGGCTACTGTTGTCAGCAACAAGGTGGATTATCAGGTCAGCGCTTCCGGTTCCATTATCCCTTCCGGAAACTGGCAGGAAAATGTTCCCGTGGTTCCCCAGGGACAGTATCTGTGGACTCGGACCGTGACACAGTTTAACACCGGAAACCCTGTGACGGCCTATTCCGTTGCCCGCTTTGGCATCGACGGTACCGGCGCTGTGTCTTCCGTGGCCAATATCTCTCCGGATGGAAACGGAAATGTGCCTCTGAAAGCGTCGGACATCGGCGCTCTGCCGGAAACCGGTGGTGACCTGCTGGGAGAACTGAGAATGAACGGCCAGCCAATCAGCGGCCTGAATCCTCCTACTGCGGCAGATCAGGCGGCGAATATGGGATATGTGGATTCTGCAAAGAATGAAGCCAACAGCTATACAAATGAAAAGGTTAGAAATGCTGTACCATATAACTACGCACACAATTCCGATTTTACCCAGTTTGTTGCACAGGCTGGTATTGGTGGTAAACATGGCAATCAAGCATACGCTGGAGATCGTTGGATTCTGGTTAGTGGAACCGTCACAGGAACAGCAAATGCAAACGGCGACGGATATTCCAATATTAAACTGAACGGCACTATCCGACAAATAGTAGAGAATCCACCTGATGTTGGAACTGCTGCCATTGATATGGTATCTGGAACGGCAACAATTGTATATGAGGCCGGAGAAATCACAATCACAAGCGCAGGTGGTGTGATTAAAAATGTAAGGCTGTTCAAGGGGACACACGCCATAGATTATTTAGCTGTTTATCGGCCGAAGGGTTATTTAGAAGAACTTCTGATGTGTTATAGGTATTATTTTAGAAATGAAAAAGGCCTATATACTACTATTTTTAGCGGTGTAGCAACAAGTACAAGTTCTGCAAGAGCAAATGTGAACCTGCCTGTACCAATGCGCTTAACCTACCCAACAATAAATATATCCAACTTAAGCCTCGTAGAATTCTATACGAAAAATGGCAAGGCGATCCCAACAGCGGTAACAAGCTGTATTGTATCAGAAAATAACGCCTCAATTTTGTTTGCTATGCCAACCATAACGGTATATGAAACAATGAATATGCGCTTCAGCAACAATGCAGTTCTTGAAATAATTGCAGACCTGTAAAGGAGGAACTAAATGGAATTAGACAATACCTACATCGTATATGTTAAACCCAATTCTGACGGCTACATCACCTCCGTAAATTCCTCCGCATTCCTTACCGACACAACCGGCTGGGTGGAAATCGACCGGGGTTATGGCGACAAATACCACCACGCACAGGGAAACTATTTCCAGGAACCCATCATCACAGAAGGCGGAGCCTACCGTTACAAATTGGTGGACGGAGATCCTGTGGAATGCACCCCGGAGGAGATCGCTGCCCAGGAGGAAGCAAACAAGCCCACTCCTGCACCCTCCGGGAATCTGGAAGAACGTATTGCAGCCATGGAATCCGACGTTGCCAGCCTCACTGCCGCCATTGAGAAAGGACTGAGCTTATGATGAATCAGAAAATGCTGGACGCACTGTCCAGCACCATCTATGCTGCCAAACTCTCCCTGAAGGGGGAAACCGTGGACGATGACGACAAGCGCATCCGAGCATCCGGTCTTTATGAGGACTGGACTCCGGGAAACCATACCGTTGGCCAGATCTACAATGCCGACGGTCAGACCTGGGAATGCTATCAGGCTTACGACAATGCAGTATATCCGGATGTGAAGCCCGGTACTCCAGCCTGGTTCACCTTCAACCGGCCGCTCCACGGCAAAACACCGGAAACGGCCCGACCCTGGGTGCAGCCTACCCATTCCATGGACATCTACAAAAACGGTGAGTGCATGATCTGGACAGACGGCACCATTCAGAGGTGCATTGCTCCCAACGGCACAGACTACAGCCCAGCGGTATACCCTTCCTTTTGGGAGACCGTTGTATGATGACTACTACGACCATGATGTGTCGGGACTTCTGGAGGAGGATTGAATGGAAATAGCAAAAATCCAGGTAAGCGCCACAACCGGCCGGTGTTTGTCCATCAGGAGAATCCCGGCAAAGCTGGTGGGTGGCACAGTCTCGGTGGAGTTTGCAGACTCCATCTGGGACAGACTCAGCAAGACGGTGGTATTCCGATGCGGGGAAAGCAGGATCGCGGAGTTTGACGGCACGACTGCCATCATCCCCTGGGAGATTCTGGAGGAGCCGGGGAAAAGGCTGTATTTCGGAATCTGGGGCAATGCTCCGGATGCTGAATTGCAAATCCCGCTGATCGAAGTTCCCATCGGCGTAGTGGAAACAGCCACAGATCCGGACGCAGATCCCGGAACAGATCCAACCCTGCCCGTCTGGGCAGACCTGAAGAACCGGGTGGAACATCTGGAACAGAACGGCACCGGTGGCCCCGGTACACCTGGACAGGATGGAGAAGACGGTGGATATTATACCCCTGAAGTTTCACAGGTTGATGAAAACACAATGAAAGTTTCCTTCACAGCCAGCAAAGACGGGATGGCGGCTGTTGAAGATCAGAAAATCACCCTTCCTTCCGGCAAAAATGGCGCAGATGGAAAGACACCAGTCAAGGGAACGGATTATTTCACCGAAGCGGAAAGAAACGAGATTGCAGAAGCAGCTGCCGCAATGGTAACAATCCCGGATTCTGGTGGGAATGCTGTCCAGTACATTCCGCAGGAGCTGACCGAAGAACAGAAAGCGCAGGCACGGGCGAACATCGGTGCATATGGTAACCTGGAATCTAAGAGCTATAATTACACCGAGCCTGGGTATATCAATTATTCCACAGGTGCAGTAGTTGAAAACAATTATGCGCTACGCAATACCGGCTTTATCCCCCTTAATAACGTTAAGCGAGTGGTAGGAAATGCTTATGCCGACATCAACGTTGCAGAATTGGCGTTTTTCGACAAGGATAAGAACTTTATCCAGGGAATCAGTGTCGCAGGCACAGGGAGACCTGTCAATTATGACATCGATCTGAGCGACAGCAAATATACGAATGCCATGTATGTCATGTTTACCGGATACGGCCCGACTGATTTCAGCCGTTTCAGCTGTACGGTATACTATCGTACTGCGGCGGACTACGAGGAGTACATTGCGACGCTTAACCCTCTGTACAAAAAAATCGTATCATTCAACGGCGATTCGATTTGTGCAATCAACGGAGGATACGGCAAGATTATTGCTCAAAAGAACGGGATGGAATACGAAAACATCGCCGTCAGTGAAGCGACAATTACAGCCGGAACGTATAAAGCGGACGAGACAACACCCCAACACTGGATTTGTCGCACTGTATCTAATATGCGTGAGGATGCTGACTATGCAATCGTCGAGGGAGGCATAAACGACGCCGCAAATTACAAGGTCCCACTTGGCGAAATCACCGAGTTTGGCACTTGGGAGTTTGATGATACTACATTCTATGGTGCGTTTGAATCCATGCTCCGGCAGTTGCTTGTGAGGTTTTCTGGAAAGAAGGTTGGATATGTCGCCGCTCATATGATGCGTGGAGATATGTCTGCCGAAAGCCCCTATTACGAGGCCGCAAAAAAATGCTGTGAGAAATGGAGAGTCCCCATCTGCGACCTAAATCTCATAGTCCCACCGTTTCACAAATTCGGCAGTGATGCCCCCGACGATTTGCTGGCACTGAGAACCACATACACCCTCAACGGTGATGGTTGGCATCCGACCGAAGAAGGTTACACGAAATACTATTGCGACAAGATTGAGGCGTGGATGAAAACCCTCTGATTTACATTCTGAAGAAAATTCAGACTAAATAAGGAGAAATAAAATGGGCAACTACATAAAAATCATTCTCCTTCTGCTTGCCCTTGCGCTGATCCTGACCGCGAAAGTAGGGGTAACCTGATGGATATTGCATGGAGTTTGGGAATTGCTGTGTTCTGTGCCCTGCTGTTATGGTGCGGCAGGGAGAAGGAGAAACGATGAACCCGTTGCATTTACTGTGGATCGTTCCCGTCTCTGCCAGTGTGGGAGCGTTCCTGATGGCGATCCTCAAAGGCGGAGACTGTGAACCGGATTGTTGTGATGAGGTGGAAACATGACGATAAAACAACGCCAGCACCTGCTGGCCTACTTAGGCTACTATGTAGGCGCCATAGACGGCGACTGGGGCGCAGGAAGCCGCGCAGCCTGCACCGCATTCCAAAAAGACAGAAACATCACTCCCGACGGCTACGGCGGCCCGGAGACGGACAAGCAGCTGCGTTATGCCGTGGCGAATGATCTGATGAAGATGGACCCGGTGCCCGAAGTGGGAACTGGAGAATCCGATATGGAATGGCCGGGAGTTGTACATTTTTACCCGGAAGAAATCCGCTGCAAATGCAACGGGAAATACTGCAACGGATTCCCCCACAAGATGCAGCCTCTGGTAATGCAGATCGCAGAGCGTGCGCGGCAGTGGAGCGGCCATCCCATCCAGGTCATCAGCGGCCTGCGGTGTGAGACCCACAACCGAAACGAAAAGGGCCATGAACGAAGCCAACACATGTATGGTGAGGCTCTGGATGTGTACTTTTACGGAGTCACCCCGGCTGAGGCCCTGGCTTGGCTGCAGAACCAGCCGGATGTGCGGTATGCCTACCAGATCGCAGGCAGCAATAATATCCACTTCGACATTCAGCCGGTGGGGAGGTGAGTCCAATGGAAACGATTTTGGCCTCCATTATCACCGGCTGCATCACCCTGGCAGGTGTCCTGATCGCCAACAGCAAAACCCAGGCCGTCATGGAAACCAAGGTTGACGAGCTGACCCGTGAAGTACGGGAACATAACAATTTCGCCAAAAGAATGCCGGTGGTAGAGGAACAGATCAAAGTTATCAACCACCGTATCGAAGACCTGGAAGGTTTTCACAAACACCCTTAAAGCTTAAAGGAGGAATTACATAATGACCAAGGAATATATCATCAAGTGGACCAAGGCCGCTGCCATGCGTGCCATTAAAACCGTAGCCCAGACCGCCGCCGCAACCATCGGCACCGCCGCCGTCCTGGGTGACGTGAACTGGGTTGCAGTTGGCAGTGCATCTGTGCTGGCCGGCGTCCTGTCCCTGCTGACTTCTGTTGCAGGTCTGCCTGAGGTGAAGGAGTAAACTGCCTATGGCCAACTACGTTGTCTGGAATGCGATAAAAGTCAAGGAATTCAAATATTTGGCCCGTCTGTCGCCCGAACTGGAAAAAGTCTTTGACGATATGATCAATCCAAGAATCAGCATCATCCAGACAGCAACTGCCCTGAACGTCTCCGACCGCACGGTAAACACCATGCGGGACAAGATCTGGAAGATCTACGACGAGGTACAGCCATTTTCACCAATCCTGACACCCCGGCAACGGCCCCAAAAGCGAAAACCAAAGACTGACAAAGCCCTCCCATGACGGGAGGGCTTTCGTTTTTGCTTCACTTTTTCTTCGTTTTTGCAGCAGGAACGCTTCGTAAAGACTGCGCGAATACGGCGTGTTTATGGGCCGTTTATGCACTATAATCAGAGTAGATCAAGGGAAACCTTGGTACTATTTTAAAACGGAGGAATCAAAATGGTAGAAGTCGATAGAAACTATGCTTCCAAGGGTCTGGCAGGTGCCGCCCTGGGCACTGGCATTGCTGGTCTGACGCTGGGTGCTATCAATTCCGGCATTGTTCCCAATCTGTTTGGTGGCTGGAACAATGCGGCTGCTGTCAACTCTGACAACATGCCCGTAAACCGGTACGAAGCTGCCCAGTCTGCCCGGATCGCAGAGCTGGAAACCGAAGTCAAGCTGCGGGATGCCAATTTCTACACCATCGGTGAGATCGGCAAGCTGCGGGACTATGTGGACGGCAAATTTGCCAAGGTGGAAGGCGAGCTGTGCGAACAGAAGGTCTTTAATGCCACTCAGATTGGCACCATCTCCTGCATCCAGGGCCAGATTGCTCAGCTGATGGGTTTGACCAAGCTGGTTGTTCCCAATGGATCCATCTGTCCCGGCTGGGGTGATGTGACCGTCAGCATCACTCCCACCACTACCACTGCCGGTGCGTGATGACTAAGCAAACGGGGGCGGATCACCGCCCCCAAAATCTAATCAATGGAGGTAACTATGGCAACCATTCAGCAGGTACAGACCGGTTTCACCCGGTTTGTTGATTCTCATATTGCCGGAGCCTTTGAAGGTTGGCAGAAAGCCGTTGTGGTAGGCGGTGCGAGCCTCCTGGCGGCGAACATGCCGAACCTGATCAATGCGTACGGCAACACCCCCATCGTGGCAG